GCCACTTATACCATTAAAGGAAGTTGTGCCTGAACCAGCATTACCAGCCCTAAATTTAAAAGTGGTTTCACTTGTTGTACCAGCAGCCATAAAATGATTTAGTGTTAAAATAGACGGTGCACCATTTGCATTGTTTTTAGGGCTAATTGTAGCAGCCAAAGCGTTAGAAGTTGAATCTTGATACAAAGCTCCATTCATAGCTGCATTTGTATTAGTACTTGCTAAAAATGCTACAATTTGTATAAATAATTTATTCGATGTGTTAGTTGGTGTTATTGCTAAAGTCATAAATTCAGCACCTTCCGAATTATCAGGAATAGTATTTGCATAAGTAAATACTGTTGTGCTTGTAGCTACTGCTGACGAAGAAGTATTAACTGTTTGTACAATTCTACCTGTAAAAGATATGTTGTTGCTTTTTGTACCATTGGCTTGTATTTCTACAATACCACTAGTATCCGATACTATCTTTAAACCATCAGTTGTATCTGCATTAATTTTACATGTCATAATATCACCCATCTTTGTCCACTTGGGACGGTTACGGTTACACCACTAGCGATTGTTATTGGCCCTACACTTAAAGCATTTTTACCTGCTGTGATTGAATAGTTAGCCGAAATATCGTCAGCGTTTTCATAAATCGCACCACCACTAAAAGCAGTTGCGTTCATCTCCATTACATCGGCACCACCAATTCTAAAGTCTATCTGATCATCTGTATCAGCAGTAATTGAGGTATCGGCATCGACATCAAGTATAAGCTCAGTGCCGTTTAAATCTAATTTTGCGTTAGCTGTGATTATACCAGATACAGTAAGTGCAGTAAGAGTGCCTAATGATGTTATATTAGTTTGTGCCGCAGTTGTTAAGGTAACATCTGCGATATAAGTTTTTATTCTTGAAACTTCACATTTTTTCTCTGTACCACCCGCACCATCATCTACAATAATTAAATCAGCATCTGCTAATGCAGCACCAATGTCAGACGCACCATCTATATCTAACGCTCCTATATCTACTTTATTGGCTGTTGATATAGTGGCTAATTTAGTGTCAGCAATTGCCGCACCTGAAGCCACACTTGCATTGACCACAGCGTTCGCTGCTAGTTGATCTGCTCCTACTGCGTCATCTGCTATTTTAGCTTGAGTTACATTGTCATCTACGATAGATGCTGTTACCACAGCACTAGCTGCTAATTGGTCAGCACCAACAGCGTCATCTGCTATTTTCGCTTGAGTTACATTATCGTCCACAATAGAAGCGGTAACGACTGCATTGGCAGCTAATTGGTCAGCTGCTATAGCATCGTCTGCCATCAAAGCATTTGTTATTTGGTCATTAGCAATATGAGCTGTGTCTATACTGCCATCGGTATAGTGTTCTGAATTAATAGCATTATCTGCTATTTTAGCACCTGTAATTGCATCGGCAGCTATTTTAGCTGTAGTTACATTACCGTCTGTAATTTTAGCAGTAGTTACTGCAGCATCATTTATCTTTGCAGTTTCTACTGCACTTGCCGCAATCTCTGCGGTATCAATGGCATTATCTGCCATTTTAGCATTAGTAATTTGACTGTCGGCTATGTGAGCTGTATCTATTGAACCATCTGTATAATGCTCTGAGTTAATAGCGTCATCTGCTATTTTAGCTCCTGTTACTGCATCCGCATTGATCATAGCTGTTTCTACAGCATTATTGGCAATTGTTATAGCACCACTTGAAGCAATCGTTACATCTCCACTTACTGCTACTTCTTCATAACTGGTGCCATCACCCACTAATATTTTACCAGACGTTACATCTGGCATAATTAATTTTGCAGGTAAAGTTATATTATTACTTGCATCTAAAACTAAAGATTTACTTGCAGGCATCGTACAAAAAACAAATTTGGTACCTGCTGAGAAGTTAACAGCACTATCGCTGTTTGAACTAGATATTATTGTTGTCCTGGCTAGAGTTGAACTATCACTTGCTAAAGTTCCAAGACCAACTTCAAACTCAGAACCTAATTGAATACAGTAGTAAGTAGTGTTGCTATTACCAATACCTGCGGCAAAAGTCTCAAAACCTTGCACCGCACCGCCTAAAGTAACTGTACCAGTTCCAGTAGTGGTAGTGCTTTCTTTTACACGGTCATTGAGTACTAAAGCCATGTGTTACTCCTATGCTATTCGTATAATTGCTGCAGAGGATGAGAAGGCTGGAAATTGAACAGTAAACGTACCTGAAGTAGCTGTCTTATCGCCACCAAAATTTAATACACATACTGCTGGGTCACCTGATTGGGTATCATTGTAAATCAACGCACCTCTCGCAGTTAAAGTTACTCCTGTAAATGATAAATCAGCAAAATCGACTAGAGCAGTATCTGAAGATATTGAAGTACCTCCATTGGTTAGTGCACTACCGCCAGATGCGTATTGGCCAGTATTTGATACTTGGTTATCAGACGTAAACGATGTGGTTGATTTACCTAAAGTAGCATCACTAGTGTAAAGCGACAGTTTAAAGCTGTTGCCACCACTTGCTTTAAAGTTATGTGTGCCTTCTAATAATTCTTTTTTAAACGAATTACATATTGCATTGGTTGTTATTGCCATTATTGTGCTCCCTTAACATTTGGTGAAATTGATGGAACGGGTATTCTTGGTTCACCATCTGTATATTGCCCACGTTTTCTATGTCCCATCTGTTGCATAGCAAATTGCTGTACCTCTTCATTGTACTTCCCTTTGTATAAGTTGTACATATCCGTAGGCCCTTTTAAGTAGCTAAAACATTCAGTTAGCACCCCGTGTAATAATAACGATTCTTGATTGGTTGACAAAAAAGTGGTAGTTGAGCTGTTAAAATGTGGCGGATCGATAACATAGTTAATCTGTACAGTCAAAGCACTAGACGGCACAGGTGCTAATACAAGAGTGCTGTCATCCCAATTAGCGTAATATTTTGGCACACCTGTTGCATCTGTTGAATTAAATTCTGATATAAAACTAGTATCTCTTTTTTCTAAAAAAATACGAGTACTACTGCTATTAACCTGAATAGATCGTATATACATCAATTCTTCCGGCATAGTTAAAAATCGTTGTGATGCCACACATGAAGATGTTTTGTAAGCTCTTAAATCATCATAATCAACTTTACCCGCAATATCTAACTCTGTGTTACGAATAAACTGATCAATTAAAGTATCAGATAACACATTAGAATCTACTTCAGTGTAGTTTCTTACTTGTGTTAAAAAGTTAGCGTGTGTAATACTCATGATATTGTAATGGTTACCTCTCCAGTGCTAGATGTCATTTCAAACGATTCTAAAGATGTGCCTAATATATTATCACTTGCACTAGGCAACATGCTAGAATTATTAAAACCATTATTAACATAAATAACAAAAGCCTCATTATCATCTTTGGGTCTAGGTCTTGGGTTATGTAAAGCTACCGCATCAGATTGATGATGCTTTCTTCTAATTTGAGGATGTTTAGGTTCGTATTCAGATTTATGAACAAAAGCACCGTTCCATTCTTTTACCATTTCTTTATACGGAAATTCCATACCTGATCTATCAGATATTGCTTTTGCGTATTTTCCTTTTGCGTATGCCATAAATTTCTCTAGTACAATTTAGTTGGTCTATTACGACCTAGTTTACATTTAGCTTTAACACTACCACCTTTTTTATATTTACCTGGTCCAGTGTACTCTTCATCTTTTTTTAATTTTTTAGCAACATAACCTCTAGTTCGAGGAGATCTTCCTTTTTTATCTCTCTCTACCATATCTTTAAGAGATCTTCTGGTATTTTTATCTTTAGATAATCTTACATTAACTTTTACATTATCATCATAATATGCATCTGCTACTGTTTTAGGTCCAGCATCAAGATTACGGTATAAGTCTTCTATTTTTAAATTTTCTGCTTTTCTAGCATTAATTTCTAAAAGATTTTTAATTCCTCTTTTTTTAGATCTAAATTTTTTTTGTGCTAATGAAATTGCTTTATCTACTCCTCTAGCCATAATTAACCCCCTGATGGATAGTAACTTTGCGGAGTAATGTACACCGAAGTTCTTTGTCCATCCTCTTCTAAAGCTCTTTTTAATTCATCTTCGTATATCATTTTGTTTTGTTGAACTAATTGAGGGTTAACTTTCATACTTAGATAATAAGCCAGACCGGCAACCATACAAGGTATAAACCTAAAAGCTACATCTGCTTGATTGGTGTAAGCACCAGCATCTTCAATACGCTCCATAAAGTAGTACTTTAAATGTGTATAAGTACTAGCGTTAGGTGTCTGATATAACGTAATAGTAGGTGTGGTTTGACGATCAACATAATATTCAGACGGTTGACCAGTAGCACCTTTATTATTTTTTGACGCATAATCACTTCTTGATATTTTAGTTAAAGATACATCAGTGGTTGAAGTAGTTGTTCCACTTGAACTACTGATATACGCTTCTAAAATGTCACTAGTATTTGATGGTGCAGTATAGGTTGCAGTGCCTGAGGTTAACTCTTGTGTGTTTAATGCCACTTTCCATAAGTGTACGCCACGATTACCCCACTCAGAAAACAAAATATTAAGACTGCGACGAGCAGACTTAAGATCACGACCGCTATTAGTTCTAACAGCACAGCGCTCATATGCTTCCTCAATGATGTCATCGATATCAAGATCAAATGCAGTTGTACCTGAAGTAGCCATCTAACCTCCTAAAAAGTACCTTTAAATTTTGTACCTCTAATTGCAGCACCTTGTCCTTTAGTTACCATACCACCCTCTGCTCTACCTTTTGGAGCACCTTTACCAATAATGTCAGCTTTAGATGTTTTAGAACTCTTTTTAGGTCCTCTTTTTTTAACTGCCTTCTTTTTTCTTCTTTTTTCTATTTCTACAGCAGTTAGCGCTGCACCAGCACCCGAAGCTACCTTAGCTGCATCCGAAGCTTCTTTACCTGCTAGTTTTGCTCTTCTTGCTGTAAATTTTTGTGCTTTAGTGTTTTTAATTTTTTCTAACAATTTATTTATTTCTGCTTTAGTCATGCCTTTTGTTGTCTTTACACCTTGTAATTCCATTCTTCTTTCTAAAAAATCTTTTGTTTTAGATAGAGCCTTTCCGCGAAGACCCGTTAAGCCTAATCTTCTTGCTATAAAAGTACCTCTGTCCGCTTTAACAACACCACGGCCCATTAGTATATCTTTCTTTGTTACTTTGCCATCACCTGATAAATCTGGAAATTTTTTCTTAGCCATACCGCCTCCTTTAGTTTTAACCATAGTTGGCTTACCACCAACCCCTTGAGCTTTTGCTCGTTTTCTTGCAACAGCAGAAGCTTTTTGACTTTTGCTCATTCCGGCAGCCTTAGCGGCTGGCACACACTTCGGATATTTACGCTTCGAAGTTTTTGCATTTTTACGACCACAAGGTTGATATTTGCCGTCCTTTTTAGGAGCACCAATATCTACCCAGTTCTCTTTAGCCCAATCTTTTAAAGCACCCATTACTTAATTAGGTCTCCGTAATAGTCGGATATAAAAGCACCGTTTTTAGCACTTTTGATTTGACCTTTACAGACCTTACTAGCATACATATTAGCGTATGCTGATGGGTAGACGTCAAACTTACGTTTAGCCGCTGCTTTTCCTTTTGGACAAATTTTTCTTCCTTTCTTAGCCATAATATGAGTTTATCATTTTTAGTTTAAGCTATCTAGACCTTACCTTTTTCTTCTTTTTCTTCTTTTTTTTCATGGGAGGTTTAGATATTTGTTTGGTCATTTGAGATCTTGTTATAGGCATCTACTGTACCTCACTTTGCCGTTTTCATCTTTTTCAGCTAATAAGTACTCACTCCTGTTTTCGTCACCTACATAGGACACGTGCACCCAACCAGAATTTATTTCATCAGGATTATGAAACTCAAGAATAACTTGATCAAAAGATAAATTTTCGTTAATAAAATCTGCCAGTTCTTTGTTCGAAACACCAGGTATTTCCATATCTGCTGCCTCACCTTTACAATGTTGTGATCGAGATGAAGAACCTATTTTTTGACTTAGCTCAGGAGATCTATAACCAGAAGTAATTACAACGGCTTTTTGAAAGTAATCTCTTACTGGTTGTAAAATATTATCGCAAAGTTTTTGCAAATTATCGATGTGTTCCTTGTCGGGATTATTGTCTATATTACATCGTTCAGCTGTTTGCGATTTAGTTAATTCGGCTAAAGTAAAATTGTCAGTTAATCTCATACAAAAATAATTAAAAGTATTAAAGCAACTATTATAATATCTCTTATCTTACAACTTTCACAAGTCCAACTATCTTTATATTTAGTCCACAACTTGGTTACGTTTTTATATATATTTGTTAACATTTCCATCTTCTCCTTGCCTGACATATACGTTTTTTAGGCGTTTTACGGCAATTAATATTGTGCATTCTAGCTTGACCTGCACTTCTTGAACAATAAGACTTACGCCTTTTTGCAGATTTACTACCTTTTTTTACATCTCCTGTAACTGCAGTTTTTAATTTACTTCCAGGATTTAATCTACGGTAAGCTTTAACACCAGCTTGCGTCATACCAGCACCAGACTTAGTAGATCTGTAATTTCGTTTATTGCGAGCAGGCATACCGCCTTTAGCAAAACCTACTAGCTCGTTGGTATATTGTTCTACACTAATTTCCATAATTAATCGTAGTTTTTAATAAACTCTGCAATAACTGTGTATGTATTACCTGAATCAGCTGCACCTGGCACAACAAAGTTAACATCACTTTGGTTTGAGTTAGATGAAGTGTTTGCAGGAATACCGCCAAATTCTCTTAAATCCCAATAGCCTGAATCAACTAATGTTGCAATAGGAATATCGCCATCTGAGTCTTCAAAGTCTAATCTAGCAAAAGAGTCACCACCATCACCATTAGCACAAGACCACCATATTCTTTGTGGGCTTACTGTTGTGACGGATTGTCCATTTTTGTTAGCTGCTAATGCAGAGACATCTGCAAAGACTGTTGTACTACCTGAACCATCTGATTGATTGACTATTTTAATTACTACTCTCTTATCGTTTTGTTGTAAGATTGTAGGTCCTGTTACTGTATCTGCCATGTTTCCCTCCTTAATTAAGAAACTAAAATAGTGCCTCCGAAGAGGCACTTAAATCATATTACGCTGCGTAACCTTTAAGTTCAATTAGTAATT